AGCGCGCTTATTGGCTGGCCATAGGATTAACGCTGTATATCGAGCATCATTGAAGGATGAACCAAGACCTTTAAATTCGACTAAAGCTCGTGTTTTTCAAGCCGCTCCTGTAGTATTGAAGATGCTTTTGAGGAAGTATTTTTTGCCTTTGGTTGCTCAATTGAGCATGTACCCTTTGATTTCGGAGTGTGCTGTTGGTATTAATGCTTTGAGTGAAGAGTGGGATGAAATGCACCATCACATATGCAAGTATGGTCCGGATCGAATTGTAGCTGGGGATTATAGTGCATATGATCAACGTATGTCACCTTCCTTAACAGGTGCGGCGTTTGATATATTGATTAGATTTGGTGAAGCTTGCGGATATACTAGAGACGACTTAGCAATTATGAGATCTTTGGCTACAGAGGTAGTGTATCCGTTAGTGGCGTACGATGGGACATTGATTAAATTGATGGGGAGTAATCCGTCAGGCCATAATTTAACCGTGTACGTGAATTCTATTGCCAACTCTTTGATATCTAGATGTGCTTTATTTTCTATGTATCCGGGTGTTAATCGTTTTAAAGATGCAGTGTCTATGATGACGTATGGTGACGATGATATTGGGAGTGTGCACAGCTCTTATGTGGATTTCAATAATATTTCCAAATCCAATTATATTACCAGTATAGGCATGAAATACACTCCTCCTAGTAAGTCAGGGGAACATGTTGATTTTATGAGTATTTTAGAAGTTGATTTTTTAAAAAGGAAATCAGTTTATTGTAGCGAGAAGGGTAGATATATGGGGGCCCTAGAGGAGGCATCGGTTTTTAAGTCATTGCATTGTAGGATGAAGTCCACTGAGGTATCAGACTCTCAGTGGGCCGGGTCTGTATGTGATGCAGCTTTGAGGGAGGCTTTCCCTCGTGGTAAGGATTATTATGACGATATGCAGCGCAAATTGACCATTGTCGCTGACAGGCATGATTTTCTCCATCACTGCGCTAATCTAACGGATACGTTTGACGAGTGCGGTGCAAAAATTGGTTAGGATTACATTGATTTACGGAAGATGAACTTATTGTTGAAGGTTCATCTTACGCTTGTAATTTCTTTAATTTTCGACGTCGATCGTCGCCTAATAAGTGTAGGGCGACATAAGATTTATCACTTACGAATACACAAAGTAATATGCAAAGGGAGATTAGTAACCTCCCACAAACTGAAAATGGCAGTATTCTGCAAGGGCCGGATAGCCCTAGTCCCCAACGGGATGAATTACAAGTCTCTCATAATAGCGTCACTTTTAGTGATTTTGTTAGAGAGCGAACATATCGGGATGAATTGGAAGCTTTTGATACTGTTGATGAACAATTAACTGAAGAAGAAATAGGGAGGCAACGCGATGGATATGTTTTTGGTTGTTGTCCATTTGATG